TTATTGTGCGTCAGCTTTCTGACATGGCGCAGCAGCTTTCTGACGAGGTTGTCTCTTCGTTTTCGCCCTTGGATGTGGCGTGACATTCTCGACGTCACCTGGCTTAGCAATAAAACGCACAAACGTTTCATGGCTGACGAACGTTGCTCCACAGTTGATATTCTGACATTGGTTATAACGCTCCTTTGTCTGGCTTGAGTGCTCGAAGCTGCTACGAGTATGCGCTGACTGACCACACAGAGGACACTTAATCATATTGTTCACCTTTCTTGAAATAACTGTCTCGAAATAACACCATCTCGTCTGGTGAACAATATATCAAAGATCTCATATTGAGATCAAGATTTTATTTCGACATCCTCAGTTTTGATTTCAAAATCATCAATTTTAAGTTCGAGATCCAACGATGTTGTAAAGCCACTGTCATTAAGATTGTGGGTGACTTTGATGATTGTCCAGCTAGTCCCATTAATTTCCGGCTTAAATCCTTCAATATGAACGGGTGTTTCAGGGTAAATGTCAGCACGGCCCTTTGCTAAGGCGATAGAAAACTCCGCTGCCCCCCGCTGCATCTTTTCCCAAACAGCTTTGGCAGCACGTTCCGCATTTTCCTTGTTAGAATATACACGGGAAAGTGTCAGAACATTTTCCTCAGCTCCCACCAGATAGTTTTCGGATTTTTTCTGTACCTTTGTTGTTTGATGATGCTCAGTCGTTGATTTGCTCTGCTTCTCAGAAGATAGATTTCCCCCAATATCGATGTTCTTTTCTCTATCGATTTTTCTGTTATCTCTGTTTTTTCTTTTACTTTCTTTTTGTCCCTTTTTAATGTAATTGGGCTTATCCTTTACTTTTGTTTTGTGACTTGTTTTATGACTTTTCTTCGTCAAATCGACGCCTTTTTTCTCCTCCAGATTGACCATACCAGTCTTAGCAGGTTTAGCGGAGATTACTTCACGAGGAGACTCAATTTTACGATCTTTTTCCTTTTTAAAGGTTGAGGATTCTTTTTTCTGGGCAGAATATTTCTCTTTTGGGATAAGATTTTTATCTTCTTGAACAGGAATTTCATCTTTTTGGACAGGGTTTTTGTCTTTTTTAGCGTTTCCCTTGCCCGATGATTTGTTCTCGCTGCTTCCATATTCAATAATAATTTCAACTTTCCCGCTCTTTGATTCTACCCGCTTCAATTTAACCGTCTGCTTAGTGGTTGTTCGTGTATCCTGCCATTGGGCAACAACACCGGTATAGGCTTCACGGTCAGACAGAGAAAATCGATGACTATCTCCTGATTCACGAGTAATCAGCACAGGCAGAATATTCTCACCACTCCCGGTCTTATTTTGTCCTTGGCGGATAAACAACAACTCCCCATTTTTGACCGAAGCAATCGCCCCTTCCTGCTTTGCCACCCGTGTCAAAAAGCTCACGTCAGATTCATTGGTCTGATCGATGTGCATAGAGATACCCTTCAATTCCTCGCTGATTTTAAATGTCAGTTGGTTTCTCGCAGCAATCGTACTCACAATGCTCTCTAAAGTGTGTTCATGGTAAGACTCTTCGCGTTTAACATTCAGATCACCTCGAAAATCAGCACTGCGGGCACGAATTGTCAGCCGATCAGGCGCACCGGTATGTTCAATTTCATCAACGACAAATTTTCCCTTTGGGGTTAAGGAGTCGCCATGCCACCCCAATTCCAATTCTAGAATATCGCCTCGGGAAGGAAATATAAGTTTTCCATCCGCATCATCCAACTCAATATCGAGCTGGTCTGATTCCAAACCGCGGTTATCCGTCAGCGTTAAAGACATTAAACGCGATTGGATTTTCCCTGTAATATCCTTCTTATTAGTTTCCAACCGAAAAGCTGGCGCACCTTCTTTACCAGTGACCAAATCAAATTGGGGAATCCAATCTGTGTTTGGTATCCTCTGTTTAAGATCTAGCATTAGGATGTTCCTTAATTTCACCTATGGCCTTTCTCGTAAGACCAGAAGGCTTATCCAGTGATTTAGGTGGTTTGCCTTTTATATCAGATAATTGATCCTGCAAATCACCCAACATTTCAAACAAATTGTTATCAACGCGCCGTAAGGTCAGTGTAAAACTGATTTTTCTGGCCGCTCCGCCCGACATAAATTCCGTTTTTGTCTCATCAATGCTTTCGATAACGAACATTCCATAAATTGCGCCACTTCCATCAATGAAAGACCATGCCTTACCGCTGTCTGCCATCAATTTCAATGCAAACAGTGAAAGAGAACCGCCTGTCAGTTCAGGATAAAGTTCCCCCGATAGCGTGATCGTATCATTATCTGAACCAATAAATTGCCATGCAGGCCGTGCTCCCACACGGCTATTGAAGGCATGTCTCCAACTTTGTTTATATTGGAAACTTTGGTATGGCGTTGTTTTCAACATAAAAACAAATAAACCAAGTGCAGCCATCATGAGAAATCTTCTCCTCTATCAGAAAGTGAGCTACGCATACGGGCTTGCTGTATACGTTCCCGTTGTTCCAATTCCTGCCTGACCACACGGGCAATATCCTGCGCGGACTGTCCCTGAGCGCCATAGACATAGATGTTATATTGTGGTGCCCCGCTAGACTGCGGTGGCAGGCTTCGTTCCTTCTTCGCCTGAACAGCCTCATAAGTGTGAGCAGGCAGACTTTGCGCATGCAACGGTGCATCCTGTGCGGCAATAGGCAAAGACATTGAACTAACGGCAAATCCCACAGCAGCGAGTTTTGCCGTATTTTTCCGGCTGGTTACATTGGCTGGACCGCTAATAATTTCAGGGCCACGCTCCCCCACAATGCCGAATTTTCCGGCTGAAATAGATCCGCCTGTATCATGTTTAGTAACTTGTGCTGCTTGTTGCGTAGTTTCGCTATTAGTTATTTCCTGTGATGCTTTTACAACTACTTCCTTTTTATCATCACCTGACCACCACGATGTGAATATGTCAGTAATAGCGGAAATTTTACCCTTCAAGGCTTCCCATTTTTCTTGAATACCCGTTAACAAGCTGTCGATCATATCCGAACCCGCTTTCTTTAATTTCTCTGGAATAGCTTGAACATCACTAACAATTTCATTCCATCTATCTGAAATTGATTTTTTGATGCTTTCCCAGATTTCCAAAGTATTCTGTTTCACGGATTCCCAAGCACCACTGATTTGGGCTTTGATATTTTCCCAAGTGGCAAGAACGCTTTGTTTAATAGATTCCCATTTCTCACTTAATAAGGCTTTAATCGCTTCCCAAACTTCTGAAGCGCTTTGTTTAATGGCATCCCAGTTTTGGTAAATAATGCCGATCAGTCCCCCATTCATGAAAAAGTTCTTGATACCTTCCCATGCGGCACTGACTGTGTCTTTAATTCCCTGCCATGCATTGCTACAGACATTCTTGATGCTTTCCCACAAGGCTGTGAATTTTGGCCCCAACGTTCCCCAATTCTGCCAAATATAAATAGCAGCCATTGCGATAACACCAATAATGGCAAGAATCGGGTTCGCCATCATAGCCCGACCAATGAACATTATTGATTTTCCTAATACACGGAAAGTACTACTTAAAAAAGACAGGCCTTTTACACCAACATTTGCCAGAATATTTATACCATTACCCAAAACACCAAAAACTTTTTGACCAATATTCCCTAATATTCCCAGGCCTTTTCTTTGGTTTCCAAAAGTATCTTGACCTCCTTTGTTAGATAGCAAATCAGCACCATCATTAAGTGAGCCAAAAACTTTGTTTCCGGTTTTACCAAAAAAATCCATGGCGGCTCTTAGCGCTTCTAAAGCCTCAGTTCCCAATTGTGCGAATACCTTCAAGCCATCTCTTAAATTCTCCATAGCCTGAATACCTACCTGAGCAAATCTATTCAGATTGGCTCTTAATTCTTCCAGAGCCTGAACACCAACCTGAGTAAATATATCCAGACTGGATTTCAATTTATCCAGCGCCTGAACGCCCAGCTGAGCAAAAAAACTGAGGCTGGCTTTTAACTCTTCCAAAGCCTGCATACCCAATTTAGCAAATACATCCAAGGGAGCTGTTAATTTATCCAGTGCCTGAACACCCAACTGCACAAATGCATCCAGTGTGGATTTTAATTTATCCAACGCCTGAGTTCCCAGCTGCGCAAATACATCCAGGGGAGCGGTTAATTTATTCAGGGCCTGAGTTCCCAACTGCACAAATGAATCCAGTGTGGATTTTAATTTATCCAGCGCCTGAGTTCCCAGTTGCGCAAATATATCCAGGGGAGCGGTTAATTTATTCAGGGCCTGAACGCCCAACTGTACAAATGCATCCAGTGTGGATTTTAATTTATCCAGCGCCTGAGTTCCCAGCTGCGCAAATACATCCAGGGGAGCTGTTAATTTATTCAGGGCCTGAGTTCCCAACTGTACAAATGAATCCAGTGTGGATTTTAATTTATCCAGCGCCTGAATTCCCAGCTGCGCAAATACATCCAGGGGAGCGGTTAATTTATTCAGGGCCTGAGTTCCCAACTGTACAAATGAATCCAGTGTGGATTTTAATTTATCCAGCGCCTGAATTCCCAATTGAGCAAAGAAATTCAGACTGGCTTTTAATTCTTCAAAAGCTTTAAGTCCCAACTGAGCAAATACATCCAGGGGAGCTGTTAATTTATTCAGGGCCTGAATTCCCAACTGCACAAATGCATCCAGTGTGGATTTTAATTTATCCAGCGCCTGAGTTCCCAGTTGCGCAAGTATATCCAGGGGAGCGGTTAATTTATTCAGGGCCTGAATTCCCAACTGCACAAATGCATCCAGTGTGGATTTTAATTTATCCAGCGCCTGAGTTCCCAGCTGCGCAAATACATCCAGGGGTGCGGTTAATTTATTCAGTGCCTGAACGCCCAACTGCACAAATGAATCCAGTGTGGATTTTAATTTATCCAGCGCCTGAGTTCCCAGCTGCGCAAATATATCTAGGGGTGCGGTTAATTTATTCAGAGCCTGAACGCCCAACTGCACAAATGAATCCAGTGTGGATTTTAATTTATCCAGCGCCTGAATCCCTAATTGTGCAAAGAAATTCAGACTGGCTTTTAATTCTTCAAAAGCTTTAAGTCCCAGCTGTGCAAATGCATCCAGACTGGATTTTAATTTATCCAGCGCCTGGATTCCTAACTGTGCAAATAAATTCAAACTAACTCTTAAAGACACCAAAGCCTGAATTCCCAACTGCGCAAAAATATTCAGACTAACTTTTAAAGATACAAAAGCCTGAATACCCAACTGCGTAAATATATTCAAACTGACTCTTAAAGAGTCGAATGTTTTTATACCAACATTTCCAAATAATTGTATATAACCAACCAGAGTTTGAAATACTATTTTTACTGCACCAGTAGTGACATTCAAAACCGCATTAATTTTATTCAGAATACTAAATAAAATTGTTATCTTTGGATTGATATTAATGACCAACTTATCTAACAATGTAAAATTGTTAGTCATATTCCCCGTTACACCAAGATTAAATTCGCTTTTTTTACTGGATGAATTTTCCTGTTTGATAATCTGGGTAGTTTGAATAATATTAGCTGATTGACTGGCAGCACTAACCTGCATCGTGCTTGTCGAATTCTGCCGCGCAGATAAAGATTGTTTAATTGTTTGATTATAGGCTTTAAGATCGGTGCGTATACGCGCAGTTTCCTGCGCATAACCCACGATAGGCTTTAAGCTCTCAACGGTCTTATTGAGTTTTTTGAACTGGTTATGAATTTTATCGACTGAATTTTCCAGCTTTTTATGATGCCGTTGAAAAGATTTAAAGGAACCGGTCAGCTTTCCAACGGTACTCAGCACCTTGTTTAGCTGTGACTGTATATTACTCATTTTCTGCACCACTTCTTAAAATGGCCCGATGTCGCCAATCCAACAGTTCCGACAATGACATTTCATCTGTCACTGCCGGTGACCAATGAAAAACGGTGGCTATATCCGCCACCAATTCATCAACGGTTAATTGTTCTGGGAATCGGACTTGACCGACTTCGGCAACAAAAAATTGACCACCTCCACACTGAGATTAATCAGATCACCAGGTGACATCATCATTAGGTCATTTTTGGTCAATACAGGAGTGGTAACACGCGGCAGGACAAGCAGCATAGAATCCACATCCATTTCCAGCAGCGCCTGTAAACGTGCACCGCGCAACGCACCACTGGTAGGTTTGCGTACCATCACTTCCGTGATTTCGCCGTTACCTCGCGCCAATGGAGCTTCCAATTCGATGGTGCGCAGATCGTCATTTTGAGTGTTCAGTGTTTCTGTCATGGTTCAACCTTGTTTATCCGATTAAAAACCTGTCCCAGCAGGCATGATTCAAACTCCAATGAGACAGGAAATAAGTTTTAAAAAATCTAATTGCTAAAAAAGCGATTAAAAAAGACCGATAGCGCGGCGATGCTGCTCCAGACGATCTTCTCCGCCCACTTTCTCAACCATGTTGATGGTGTCGATTTCAATCAGCTCTTCGCCATCCCATGTCAATTTGAAATAAGTGTTTTTCGCGGTGATTTTGGTCTGAGAGTTATCACCTTGTTTATAAGTGCCGTGATCAAACTCCTGGAAGCGACCACGCATCACAACTTCAACAGCAACCACATCACCGGTATCTTCGCGCTCAAAAGAGCCAGCAAAGCGCAACATAACGCCATCTGCTGTCGCAATGCCCCACTGCTTATACAGTTGAGATTCAATACCGCCCAGAGTGAATTCCGCATCCAATGCGCCTTCATCCAGACCCAGATCCACCATTGCGCTGCCGTTCATGCCGGCGCCACGATAAGCTTCCAGCTTGCGGCTTAACTTAGGAAGAGTCAGTTCTTCCACGATCCCCTGATAGTTGTTGCCATCATTGAACAAATTCAGGTATTTAAGTTTGCGAGGTAATGCCATCAGTTAGCCCCTTATTTATTGATACTTTTAGCGAAATTCATCAGGTAACTATCTGTAATGCGCTGGCGTAACATCATGTTTTCCAGTGGCGGTACAGGTGTATAGTCGTAATCGATGGTCAGTTTGCCTGCTTTCAGCGTGTCTTTATCGTTGGATTTTTCGTCATACCAGCAACGGCCATCGATGATGTAACCACCAGATTTCAGTTCGCGAAACTTGGCATTAATACCTTCGATAATGTCGCGTACCAGTGATGGTGTCAGTGGTTTGTCGATTGCCCACATATGTGCGTCAGCCATGGTGTCAGCCAGAACTTGAGCGGTACGGGTGTAGCTTTCGAACTGGAACAGTGCGTCATCAGAGCAAGTACGGGAGCCCCAGAAACGGAAGCCGTTTTTGCGGATCAGCGTAGTGATGCCACTCTTGTTCAACAGATCAGCGTCAGTTGCGGTATCTTGCAGATCCCAGAAGACGTCAGCAGACAGACCGGTTACACCGTTAACACCCACGTTAGACAGTGTTTTGTGCCAGCCAGTTTCCTCGTCGATTTTGGCACGTAGGCCCAGAGCACGAGCGGTTGCATAAGCGATAGACTCGCTATTGGAAACAGTATCCCAGCTCAAGAAATCCGGCCAAATCAGCATCAGCTCACGCTGATTGAAATTGTCGCGGTATTTGATGACTTCAGAGATATTTTTGCTGCCATAAGCGCTGACATACGCCATTGCTTTCAGCTTCTGAGCAACGCTGGCCAGTTCAATCGCAACTGCTTTTGAATCCAGACCCGGAACACCCAGAATGCGGGGCTTAACACCGAGCTGGCTTTGCGCCGCCAACAGTGCCTGCATACCCGTTTTCTTACCTGCATCAGTGACACCACCGATGATGTTAGAAACGGTTACTTCTTCAGATTCGCCCTCAGCCACACGAACAACGACGGTGACAGGCTGAGCCTGATCAGCAATCGCTTTCAGTGATGAGTACAAAGTTCCCTTTTTCCCTGCTTTGCCACTGGCGCTCATAACGTCAGTAATCAAAACTGGAGTGTTTAATGGAAATGTTTTTTCGTCTGCGTCAGGACCAGTACAAACCATACCCACGATAGCTGTGCTAACTGTGGTGATGGTGCGAGTACCTTCATTGATTTCCTGTACACGGACGCCGTGATGATAATCTTGTGCCATTTTAGCGTTCTCCTGTTAAGGTGTGCCGCTATATTGACGGATTGGGTGGGGGAAATCATTCGATGGGAAATGTGTGGTAGTGGATACAAATGTGTTTTGATATTTTTGTTTTAAATCAACATGTTAAATTAATAAATATTAATTTTCAGGATGTTTTTGAGGATATTCAACAGGTGTTGTTGGATAGAAATCCAGATTGCTCAAATAACATACTCGAATTGATTACTTTTTACACGTCAATTAGTTCGTTATTTATACTTATCCACATTTTTATAGGCAAATTGCTATTTTGGTTATTTTTTGATAGCCAAAAGTGGCTTATTTGAGACGTTGTTTTTTGGTTTTCAAGGTGTGTGGGAGGTGCTTTTGGCGTCGGATCGTCGGGATCAAGGGATTGTAGAAAACCCCGGTTTAGCATTCATATCATCCCAAAATTTACGGGTAATTTTAGAATGAGAATTTATATAATCTGTACGATATGTATCGCTTCTATGCATAAAAATTAAGCGATGACTCCATACATCGTCTACCCCTTCACTTGATGTACCACTTAAGTTGCTAAATCTTAACTGAACTCCAAACTCAGGTGATATGCCATATCTATTGAGGAATGGAGCATCAGGTGTAAACCCAGAACAACCATTGTATATATTTTCCCATCCATCCAGATTAGTAAGACGCATTGAATCATTAATTGATGCTGCTCCCACATCCTGAGCATTCAAATTAACATCTGCAGTCAATGCCTTCCCGTTAATTTCCCGTCTATTGGGAACGGCATTTTGGGCTTGATTTCTAGTTTCCGCCAAACCGAGGTTTTCTACAAACTTCGGCTTGTTCGGAATATCTGCACCATTCTGGTTTTTCTCCAGACGAGTATTCGCATTATTATTTGCATTAGCCGCATTCTGGTTTGCAGTATTAGCCAACGCTTTCGCTTCATTAACCCGAATATCTGTCTCGCCTTTAGAATATGCACCCACATCCCCAGAATTCAGCGCAATATCCGCATTCAGCGCCTTACCATTAACTTTACGTCCCGCTGGAACGCGGCCATCGGCATTATCATTCGCAGCTTTCGCCTGCGCTTTGGCATCATTCACCCGTGCATCGGTTTCAGTTTTGTTATATGCATCTACATCAGAAGCCTTAAGATGGATGTCTTCCGACAATGCTTTCCCATTCACCTTGCGACCAGATGGCACTCGACCGTTGGCATTATTATTCGCCGCATTAGCAAAGTCATATGCCGCCTTCACCGCTTTCGGTGTTGCCGCATGGGTTTCGCTGTTGCTATCCACTGCGCTGCTCAGGATGACAAATCCCTTCTCTTTCAGCGTCGCGTCAGGATGATTACGGCTGTTCGAATGCTTCTGAATGGAGTCATCAACATATTCGCGAGTTGCCAGAACCACAGACGGGTCAACTTTCAAAGTCACCGACTCGGTACTACTGACAATCAAAATCATGCGGATGGTCTGGGTACGGCCGGAACCTTCCTGTAATTGTGGTTTGTAGCTTTCCGCGCAGTTCCCGACAGCAATCAGAATGCCATCTTTGTCAAACAGACCGATTTCACGGATCCACCAGCCACCTTCACTTTCAGGGATAACCTGTTCAGAGATGATCTGGTTAGTATTTTTGGGATCGATGCTCAACGTATTGATCGCCGCACGACGCTTTTCATTAATCAGTTTGGTCTGCTTAGTATCTGGTGTCGGCAGGCTGCCACCACCATCACCGACGGCCATATGGGTGATTTCAATTTTTGTACCCAATGCCGCAGCATTCGCCAACTTATCTGCGCCTAGCTGCGTCAGCAGCGCAAAATATTTGGTACTCATGGTCTAATCCTCATGTCATCAATAATATGTATGCCCATACCCACAACGTCTGAACCGGATACTGTTACTTGTTCTGGGAAATAGGGGTAAACCACCAGCTCATCACCGCTGTAACTGGCTGCTGAGTAGTAATACTCACCGCGTGTATCCAGATTAATGTCTAACCCAATCAAATGACGGCTGACTGGCTTAGCATCAGAAATCAGTTTTTCCAGTTCTTCGAACATTTCATGGGTGATGCCGTTTTCCAGTACACCAATATCCAGCCGGAAGGTGCCTGGTACATCGTTGGTCTGCCACCATTCCTTTACGCGAATGAGATACCCCAGCGGTTCAACGACCCGCCGAATTGCACCAATCGTTCCTTTATGTTTATGCAGGAATAGCGAGCTTTTTATCACTTCTCTTTTGATGCTCTCAGACCAGTGTTCGTCCCAGCGATCCACTGACCACGCCCATGCCAGATAAGGCAGCAACGTTGCCGGACAGGTGTCTGGGTTCCACAGTTCACGCAGCGGCACTTTAATCTTCTGCAACTCGGCACAGGCTTTGGCCGCAGCAAGTTCTAGCTGGGTTGAGCCCATCGGCAGAAGGCGATCATTCATCTGAACCTCCCATCATCAGTGTGGTTTTGGTGCAGTAAGACACCTGAGTTTTATCCAGCACCACATCTTTCAGCGGGGCTTTCAGTTCCACGCGCTGAATGCCTTCCACATGCAATGCGGCATAAATTGCCGACAAGCGAATGTCACGCCCCAGACGATGCTGTGCTTCAACGTAGTATTTCAGCTTCTGCTCGGCCGCTTTGCGGATCGGTTCTGATTCTGGTGTCGGGAAGATATACAGCACCGCATCAATTTCATATTCCACAATACTCGCCGACTGGACTTTCAGGCGATCCGCCACCGGACGTACGTTTTCGTCGTTCAGCGCTTTTTCGACTTTATCCAGCAGCTCTTTCGATGCCACGCCTTTATCTTCACGGGACATAATGGTCACGGTGACATTGGCTGGTGACGGGCTGATAGCCGAAGCATCAGCAACCCGACCGTCCGCACTGCGGGCATGGAATTCATAGGAACCAACTGGCCCAGCCACACTCAAACCTTCAAAAGCCTGTGGGATGCGAACACGGTAGTCGTTGTCAGATTCCATTAGCGCTGGTGTCGGTGGTACGGTGGAGTTATCCGCAGGGCTCAAAACCATTCGGGCTACGTTATTGTTCACACCTAATTGATCCAGATCGCTACCTGTCGAATAGGCCACCATCACCGCACGGGCGGCTTCGTTGACGCGTTGACGCAAGAGCAATTCGCGATAAACGTTCTCTTCCAGCAATTTGACCAAAGGTTCTGATTCCAGTTGCAGAGTTCGTGCAATCGCATCCTGCTGTTCTTCTGGATAGAGCGAGATCAATCCTTCTTTGCGCTCTTCCAGCAGTTGTTCATAATCTAGTGGTTCCACCACATCCGGTGGTGGCAACTGGCTTAAATCGATTGTTGGCATGACTTACCTCACCGGGAATGGCTCACCGGAATAGAAAGTGAAAATTCTTTGGCGGATTGATGATAAGTTCCCGCAATATCCACCACCATTTCACCGTTCTGCCGGGTCTCCATTGTGATTGACGTAAGCATCACACGTGGCTCCCAACGGCTGATGGCGGTATAGCTGGCCGCCATGACCTGAAGCCGGAGCGCCGGGTTCTGTGGCCAATCGATCAGTTCTGGCAGCAACGAACCATAAGTACGGAGTGCTATGCGGCTGCCCACGGAAGTTAATAAAATATCGCTGACGGATTGCCGGACGTGAGCCAGATCTGTCAGTTCTCGGCCCGTCTGCCGATTCATTCCCAGATACATCATACGGGGCCTCCTGATGTGTCACCGCCTGACCTGACGCCGGTGTGTTTATGGGAATCCACGACCACGCCGTTGGAACTGAATGTGCCGCCGGTGTGTTCAATATTGCCCGTCATTTTGCCGCCATTGCGCACGATCAAATTCCCCGTGCTCATTAGCTGTGTACAGATGACTTCCGGTGTATCCAGTGTGATTCTGGTACTGGCGACACAGGTGATTTCCGGTGCGGTAATATGGACGGAATCCGAAGCAGCCACTGTCGCGGTTTTGATGCCGGTCACAGTCAATGCGCCTGATTGCGGTTCATATTCCATCACTGCACCATCCGGAAACTGGATATGCGTCGCTTCTGATGATGTCGATGGCGCCGGAAACTCATCTGAAAAAATCGCAGGCAATACAAAGGCGGTGGTCAGTTCTCCGCCTATGGACAGTAATAAAACCTGCTCACCGACACTGGGCGCCCACCAAGTGCGGGAGTTTCCCGCCCTGGATGTCAACCAGTTCAGCCAGTTGGTTTCAAGGTTGCCTGTTGCAACCCGGCACATACCCTTTGTGGTGTCCACTTGGGTGATGACGCCGGTTCGGATCAGGTTGCGCATTAAGCGCAGCAGTTCAGTGAGTTGTGTGTTCATGACGTAAGAATGCCATGAAAAAACCGGGCAGACATTAAACGGGATTTGTAGGAAATGTCATACAAACCCCGTTTAAAAAACACGTAAAATCAATAGAATAAAAGCCTTTTTCCAACGTGAAAAAAGGCTTTTGGGGTCTGCTGAACGATGTTTAAGTGAAGGACAATATTTACGGTTTACATTGACGAACGACTTCAAGTACATACTGTTGCAGGTAATCTAATTTGGCCTGATCGTTGATGATTCCGGCTCGGATATCGTAAATAGCGCGTCCAGCTTTTGCAGTGAGTTCGACTTGGGTTTCATCGCCCACGCTGCGGGAGCCGGTATCTCGGTTTTGGGTGAGCTGACAGGTAGCAAGGTTGGCGGCGGCGATTTGCACCCGACGATGACCAGCGGCAATGTCAGCGCGTAAAGCGGCATTTTCTTCGGTAACATAGGTTAATTTTCCTGAATAATAATCATCCAATTGCGCAACCCGGCTCTGTGCATTCTTCATCTGTTGGATGGCGGCCAACGTCTCCGAATGCGCCTTCTGACTGATAGTAACAATTTGAGCAGCATGTTGCTGTTTCAAACCCGTCACTTCACTGAGGAACAGTGAACGGTGTCCCCACCAGCCAAAACATCCCCCAATGACAAGGCTGACAAGTAAAGGTACTTTCTTCATCGATCTAATCCCCAGCAAACCAGTTCAGCCTCCTGATCACGCCGCAGAACCTGGCCATAACAGCCATTCGGCTGTCCTTGGGTTTTTCGACAGTCACGTCCGCCGTCATAGACCCAGCGTTTGATCTCTGCACATGCGCCTTTTTTATCGCCGGCGTTGAGCTTGCGATAAAAGGTGGAAGAAAAACATTTTCCGGGGCCGATGTTATACGGGCAGAAACTGGCAATACCGGCAATTTGCGGCTCAGTCAGCGGGACGTGGACGTTCTTTTTCACCCAATCAATCGCCCTGTCGGCTTCGATCCGGTTCAAAACATCACATTGTTCAGGCGCTAGTTTCATTCCTTTATATACTGCCTTGCCATCAATGCGCGTCACGCCGCGACATATTGTCCAGATGCCGCCGCCATCCTGATAGGCAGACAGTCGATTGCCTTCTTTCTCATCCAGAAACTGCGAAAGAATGACAGAAGAACTGGCGCCACCAATAATAAGACCAATAACCACCCGACTGAGTCTGGTTTTGATATCCTGCATATCACAGTTCTCTTGGTGCGTGATGTATCAGCTCGCTGACTATCTTGGCTGATTTCGACGCAGACTCGATATCCAGATTTTCTAGGATGTTTTTCAGGATATTTTTCAGAATCAAGGTACGTTTCATCTGCTCCCGACGGTTAAGTCGATAAGTCAGGATACCGAGGGAAATGCTGGCGAACGCCCCGAGCAGAAAACTCCACTCATATAAAGAAAGGCCAGAAAAAATGGCTGTGATGCTGGCGCAGGCATAAGTTGCGTGACTGTATTTATCCATGCAGACCCCTTAATCCCAAAGCTGGATAATCGGCTTGGTGGCAGCGGGCATAAACTCCGGCATTTCAACTTTCGTTCCATGAGGCAATACCGCGCCAAAAGCAGCTAATCCGGGGTTTGACAACAGCACACGTTCCGTCATCCCCAGCGTTCGGCCATAATGACGCCAGCACAAGGCATCAACCGTCTCATTTTGTTGTGCGATAACTTGCATACACTCTCCTTTTCTTTGCAGAAAATAATCAGTAAATCGGAGAGTTATGATCGAATAATCAGAGAAATACCTCAATGAAGTGGCATTGTTGGGAAAATAGTACAAATGAACATCGACGGATGTTGTAAACACATATTAAATAGCACGGGGGCAGGTAATAATTTCCTGCCCCCGTGCTATTTAATCCATTATAATAATTTGTCATCCATTGAAGGATATCAACACTCTGTCGGGTTTAATCTGGCAGCCAGCTATCATCTTCCCAGACGCTTTGAATAAGTTCCATCATCTGGTCATGTTCACTACTGTCTTTGGTTCCTGTCACTCTTACGGAGCTACTGCTGCTAACTGCAATTCTAAAATGCGTATCGGGATACTGCGGTAAAATTCTTTTTTTCAGTTCACTTTCAAGTGCAGACATCACTGATTCAGAAACATTAGCTCGTTTATCGAAAAGTATCTCCACTCTCATCATTTTCACCTGCAAAATTTATTCGTCTGTTGAACCTGAATTTCTTAACGCTTTCTCGATCAATATATCGTTTTTTAAATCATTTTTATGGGCGTTAAGTCGGTTTTCATGAGGTTCAGATAGCTCAGCTATCCAGACCAACGCCAGTTCTTTGTCTTCCGCATGATTGCATTCGCAACTTGTTGCCATTCTGGCAATAAAATTAATACGTTGCGCTACCAATGATTCCATAAGAAAGTCCACTGATATACCCGCCTCCATATAAAAACTGTATGTATATACAGTACACGTAATGGGTGAAAAATTAAAGAAGTTTTTACCTTTTCTAGTGACTAAATGTGATAGTTAATACCTATTATGTACTGTTTTTGCAGAAATATTTGCCATATTGATTATTTTATCATCCTCATCAATCCTGTAGTTTACATACCTCTTCATTGACCTATCTACCTGTCCATCCGTACAGTTATTGACAGAACTCCAAGAGGGCCATTTAGTGTTTCTTTTATAGACAATACGTCCTGATGTCGGAGCAGCATCAAATTTCGGTACAATAGTCCATTGGTGAATACGTGTGCAGATAAATTCCACACATGATAGAAATGGTGATGTCACTCCTTGTATGGTGTAAACATCTTCCCCATAAGGGCTACCAAACGGGATGTGTTTATAAGACAAACGAATAACCAGATCACGACGAGCAACCCACGGCCCACCCTGTGCCTGAATATAAGCTGCCCAATTGCCTTCATCGGCTGCCTGCAAAACCGCATTGACTTTGTTATCCGTTAAACACACTTCTCCAAGGCGACGAAGTTCTCGCCAAACGGAAACCGGCGCTCCACCGATTTGCTGAAATTGGCGAATGCGCCAGCGACTCGCCCATGCCGTCACCGATTTCGCCATATCGCGCAGAGGTGCCCCGGTTTGATGATCTTTTTCATCTTCCAGCGCATAACCATCAATATTTTTGGATATATACTTAGCGATATAGCCTGTCGCACTCCCTTTATCAGGATCTATCGTTCTATAATCAAAACGCGCTTTTTTGGCATCATCGCGCTGCAATTCAGCTTTCTCTTCCTGGCAAGCGTAATGCTCAAGGATCGCCCTGACCTGCCACTGATGTTCCGGCAGTATAAACAGCAGAATATGCCAATGAGGAGTGCCGTCATGGTGCGGCTCCACCACTCTGAAACCAAATAGATTAATGCCGGCACGGGCGATTGCGGCACGGGCTTTTGCCCATATGCCACACAGGTAGCGTTGAGTATCGCGGGGCGTCGCGCCATTCCAATGTCTGACAAACCCGCCCTGATGCTGAACCGCATGGTATTTTGCCGGCGCCGTGATGGTATAGAATTCACCAACACATCCCATTTTGTTGGCGACATCTTCAAAACCGCGCATTCTGACCATCAATTCACAACGTCGAATAGCGGGATTCGCATTACTATGAACCACCGTTTCCGCCAGCGAAATCCGTTCTCCGTTCTCATTTTCCAAATCAAAATGTTTGAAAAACTCACGGTTACGGCGTTTCTGTTCCAACCATTCACGCAAGGCATAGTTCGAAACATAAGGCGATGCGGCTTTTTGTACTTGCCCAACCGCAATTGCCATATGCTCAGACTGGATTTCACGCAGACGTTTTAACCGAAAATACCACCAGCGGGCAGACATCATCCGCAACATACCAGCACAAAGTTGATCAACAGACGGTACTTTACGTCCATGATTAAAACGCTGCCAGTAAGGAGGATTTGTACCACATTGCAAAGTCAGCTTCGCCAGTAATTGGTATAACTTAGCGACACGGGGGAACAATTCACTTTCACTGTCAACCGGCGCAGCTTGATATTGTGGAGAAGACTGCAAGGAGTAATGCTCATAGTTGCCTGCAATAAAAACAGATATTTCATGAGCGAGCTTCAAAAGCTGTTTGCGATCGCATGTCACCACCTTTTCCAATTGTTCAATAAAAGGAAAAGGTGTTATGCCTGATATATGATGGGTGAATGAATATCTTGCCTTAACCAACTGCAACCGTGGCAAGACATTTTGTCCAACCGTTCTTCTCAGAAAGGCGTTCGCATCGCGGCGGCCTGAATGGTTAAAGATGCCAACATAACGGCGGCTGAAGTACTTCGCCAGAAAATCCGGCATCTGCCCGAGATATTGGTGGCGCCATTGGTGATCTTCCGCGTTGACTTCCCATAATAAACGTTCAGCCATTGACACACCCTGCGGTATGCCTGGCTGAAACAGGCCAGACTGTCTGCCTTTGGCAATAGGATAATCACCGTTATGTTCAGTAGTGATAAAACCACTATTCATCAATTCCACCATATTAAGGATGTGCGAGTGCCTGACGTACTCATGCCATTTGTACAAAAATGTGTTCAAAAAATGTGATTACTTAGATAACTTCAAGTACTTCGGAAACTGACTGACAACGACTTTAATATGATTCATTGCTTTGATCAGAGCCTGTTTTTCCTCTTGGGTAAAATGTTCAAGCTCACTCTCGTGGCGTACACGCGGAATATTTGCCAAATAAAAAATGGCGGATAATGCCCGCTTGTTCTCTTCGTAATAACTGTCCTTTTTGTCGCGCATATCAGCAAAAAACCGGTTTAACTCTTTTTCATCGTCACCCCAGTATATTGCCCTGATCCGCGACAAATGGTTCAACCCTTCTAGCCGTTGGCCGAGGTTAATCTGGGCAAATTTTTCTTTTTCCGTATTCGCCATTTTTTCCCTCACCGTTTTACCCCCAGCACTCTTCCCAGAATCCCTCAAACCATCCCCAAATCGCTGTCGATATCAAGTATAAAGATTGAAATCTGGACGTTCATGATGCAATATCTCTCAATGGTTTTCAGCTTAACCAATCCGGGCTCATGAAAGATCTCAATTCAAGAACTTTTATGGGATACTAATACCCATTATCTGTACTGTCAATGAAAAACACCAATATTGAGATAAGAATGGGGACTGATAGTGGGGGAAGACCCGCTATTGAGCGTCTTGTCCGCGCGTATGGATTTAAGTCACGCCAAGCCCTGAGTGACCATTTGGGCGTTTCCAAAAGCACAATGGCAAACCGCTATCTTCGTGATAGCTTTCCAGCGGATTGGATCATCCAGTGTAATCTCGAAACTGGCGCTTCACTGCTGTGGTTAAGCACAGGTCAGGGAGAGATGTTTCCGGATGGAGAGAGTGGCAAAACAGAACGGCTGGAAGATATCATTGCGCCATCAATTCCTCGTATAAAGTTATCGGGAGGTAAACTGAACGAGGCCAATCCTGTGATCTTGGACAGCGAATTGATTTCTAAAGAACTTAACAACCCGTTGGTTGTTGATGATGGCGTGACATGGTATCTGCTTGATGCTCAGGGAAACAATATTCAGGATGGCTTATGGCTGGTGGATATCGAAGGTATGCACAGTATCAAGAGGATTGCCAAAATTCCTGTCAGTAAAATCCGTGTCAGCGATGATGACGTCACTTTTGACTGTTCAGTCAGCGATATTCAATTCATCGGTCGCGTGGCTCTGGTGATATCCAGACAATAGCGATCTGGGCGACAAAATGGTTTTCATCAAGGCTATCCCGACAGGCAGGATAACCTTGATGATGTTTACCCCATGATGCCATCAACTTGAACGCCGAATCCGATATAGAACATGCTCTCTCAATCGATGACCTTCCGGCACTAAAGGATGTAGAAATGTTTTTTCGTCTCTGATCATGCCCAGTTTTTTCATCACGCTTTCTGAGCGGTAATTAAGTACGGAAGTAAGTGCTACAACTTCATCCAATCCCACTTCTGTAAACGCGAAATCAAAAATCCTACGAGCCGCTTCACACGTATAGCCTTTGCCCCAAAAGGGTTTATCAAGCTGCCAGCCAATTTCGACACAGGGATAACAGGGTAACTCATCACTGGGAATATTCAGCCCGATCATACCGATGAACTCACCATCCTGTTTTCGCTCAACAGCCCACAACCCCCAGCCACCTTGCGTTTCAAACTTACGGATCAAATTATCAACAAAAGTATTATTTTGTTCTTTATTCGGTCTTTTTAAAAAAAACTCCATCACTTCAGGATTGCTATTTAAGCGAAAGAAAGGCTCACGATCTTCTTCTTTCCAGCCACGGAGTAGCAATCTTTCTGTTTCCAGTGTGATAATCATAACGCCTCCTTAAAGATTCAGGATAAAAATCATTCAGCCGTCAAAATAAAAACCGCCGAAAAATCATACACATTTTCCGGCGGTTATGGCATGGATTTTTATTATCCAATATTAAGCACTATTTTTGGCTTTCGCTTTATCTGCCTGATTTTCCTTGATGGAAACAACTCGCTCAATATCTGGTTTTTTCTTGTTTTCGACCTGTTCAGACTGACCAACAAATAAACCGCCACGCCGGATTGACATACTTCCACAGCGGCTGATACCACGTAGTTCGCCGTGCTCCAGGATATCCAGCGTTTCCGCACAGCACGTACCGTCAACATGGCCATCAATAATAATTTCTGGCGCATTAAGCTCACCTTCAACTTTTCCGGCATGCATGACACGAATAGCACCGCCTTTTACGCGAATATTACCAACGATTTTTCCCCAGACCTGAATATCGCCTTCCATCTCAATATCGCCTTTAAATACCGAATTTTTCGCAATAATCGTATTGGAACGCGTTTCGACACTGAGGTTTTTTTTCTCTTCAGGCTGTGTAGAAATGATTGGCGTAACAGGACTGGCAACAGGTGCCTCAGTTTTTTTTCCAAACATAGCATTTATTCTCAATTTCATATTTGTAAAGTAAAGTACCAAGGCTAGAAAAGATATAATTGCTGTTATGGCACAACCGAGATGAGCGCCATACAAATATAGCCCTAAGGCAACACCCCAAAGGAGCCATACACTGTATAAAAAAGCGTTATCTGAAAAACGATACTTTTCCAT